CCGTTGCGGTTCGCTCGTCGAAGAATCCCCTCCGACGCTTTCACCGACAGTAAGTATTTGGTCGGGACATCTTGCGGCGATTGCAGGATTGAAGCAAGAGATGAGGAACACTCGTCTACGCCTTTGGGGGACTCCGAAGTATTGTGCATCCAGCACGACCCACTCCGAGAAACACGCCCCTGCTTCATCCATTTCGTGGAGGACTTCCCCGAAGTCGGCACCTCCGTTGGATGATAAGGCCCCGACGACGTTCTCCCAAACAGACCAGGTTGGGTAGGTTCCATTGCTCAACTCTCTCAGTTCTTTGATGATTCGGATTCCTTGATGGAACAGACCTGACCGTTCGCCGGACAGTCCTGCTCGTTTCCCTGCAAGGGACAGGTCTTGGCATGGTGATCCCCATGCAACAACATCAACACCGCCTGTGGCTTCAAGGATGTGCGCCCCTGTGAGGGTGGACACATCATCCCATTTCGGTACGTCGGGCCAGTGGTAATCCAGCACTGCGCGGGCGTGTTTGTCGATTTCGCATTGGAAGACGGTTGTCATGCCAGCTGCTTCCAGCCCCATGTCAAATCCCCCAACGCCTGAGAACAGGCTTAGTACACGCATCAGAACGGTTCTTCGTCTGCCTCAACTGCGGGCATCGGGCGACCGACCTTTGCCCCGGCGAACACTTCCTTGATGGTGTCAGCCGAACGGTCCTTCAGCCACACATCCCAACGCAGCGACGGGCCACACGCATCGACGATGAACTTGATTGACTTGCCCTTTGTGCCGTCCTTCTTCGTGTATTCGTCCTGTTCGTAGCGACCCGTGACAATGACGGTGTTGCCCTTCTTCAGTGAGCCGACGATGTTCTCTGCGAGGGAACCGAACGCGGTGCAGTTGTGCCAGGTGGTCTTCTTCTTGTCGTCCTTGCCGTACGTGTCGGCAACGGAGAATTCAGCGACGGCCATGCCGCTTGCGGTAAATCGAAGTTCCGGGTCCTGCCCGATTTTTCCTTCTACGGTGATGTGGTTACTCATTGGGTTTCCCCTTTTCTTGGGCTACGGGTTGTAGCTGGATGATTCGTCCTGCTTTCTTACGGCAGGGGTGTGTCGGGGTTTCCGACGGCACTACATGGAGGGTAACTGATACGCCGCAACGGTCACAAATCCATCGTTGTTTTGTCACGGTGTTTCCTTTCCCTTCTGCATTGCCGACATTCCCGGCTTCCGTTTGTTCGAGTATAGGTGTTGGTGGGGTTGTATTCGTGTCCGTATGGGCAGTGGGTTTTGTTGGCGTGGTAGTGCCGACCCCGTTCAATCACGTCTCTCATGTTGTCTGTTTGGGTGCCGCCTTCGAGGTGGTGTGGGTTGACGCAGGTGCGGTTGTCGCATTTGTGTCGCACTACTGGCGGCCATTCGAGGGTGGCTATGAAGTGGGAGAACCGGTGGACCGCCCGGTGTTTTCCGTAGGCGTAGAACTGGCCGTAGCTGTCACCGCGTAGTGATCCTTTCCAGTTCCAACATTCGTCGGGGGTGAGGATTTCTACTCTTGACCAAAATCGTTTTGTGACTTTGTATGCGGGTAGTTCCATGTTGCCCCCAGGTTTGTCCACCGCCTGTGGATGAACTTAGCATCCGCGTTTCCAGCGTTGGACTTTGGGGTGGTGGGATCGGCAGATGAAGGTTTGTAGACCCATGCAGTTGGCTTTGATTGCGCCCCAGCCCCACGGTCCGGCGGGCCATTTGTATACGCCGCCCGTGGTGTGGCCGAGCCATGCGATGTTGTCAACGATGCGGGCTTGTTCGATGGGGGTTTTGCCTGCTGCGCTGGAGCTGTTGGACCAGCGTTGCCAGGTGCCTCGGGCTATGCCGTACATCCCGGTGTAGGACCGGCTGGAGTGGGTGACCGTCAGATTCGTTTCACATTTCGCTAAGCGTCTGTAGAACCGCCACGGCATAACCAGTGCGTCTAGTTCTTTGGTCGCCTCCTGCGCCCTTACAGGGGCCGTAGAGAGGATTGTGGGTGAGAGGGTGGACAGGGACAGGATGAGAACGGCAGCGGTTTTACGCATGGGGTTCCTTTCGACGAGGGACAGGGCGGTGTCAGACCATAAAACTCCTAACTGTTAAACAGATTAGGAAAGTCTAGTCCGAACCTTCACAGACTCAGACCACAACACCGGGTCAGGCCACTGATCAAACAACCACAAATCATCCTGGGCAACCCAGTACGTGTCCTTTGACCGCAACGAACCAGCAGCAACGCCATGTTCCTTCGTGATCCAACCAGCCAACAACACCTTGTTCTCCCGAACCACCGCCAAAATGTACGGCGCATCCTTGTCTTTCGGATGCAGAAACAGATGACCGTCCACGTGTTCCGTTGAACGCACCTGATAGATGCTGACATCACCAGGCAAATCCGACAGACGCTGATCAGTGGCGGGTTGCCAATGCCGGTCAAACGCTTTCGCTACCGCATACTCGGCAATCATGCCCACGATGTCTATCTGCCAGTAGTTCTTCCGCTCATCGGAACCGTAGAACTGGGGTCGAGCTTTCTTGATGGATGCGATACGACGTTGGCATCCGGCCATTGCTGCGTGGGCCAGTTCGTATTCGTCAAGAGTCACCACGATCTGCATCGCGCACCGCCCTCTCGTACTCAAACACAGCCTGATCAATGCACAGACTGCAACACGCGTACGCTTCCATCACCTGTTCGGTGAGTTTGCGCCAACGGTCCCGGTCCTGTTCCAATGCGATGACCCGTACATGGAATTCGTCAACCCAACTCATCTCGTACCCTTATCTGTTCTTTCAAATCCTCAATAAAGCGTTTCGCAAATTCTTTCGTCGCGTCATCACGCCACTTCGGGGTGCGCCCCAATTCTTTTTCCAAGGCGTACATAGCCTTAATCTGTTTTTCGGTTGCCGGTTCCATCACGCCTCCACTGGGGGGATGTCCCACCATGCGTCACCGAACACCTCGAACGGGTGGTAGCCACGCTTCACACAATGACTGTCAGCAACAAACAAATCCACACCGGACCTACGCCACCTCTCGAACTGTTGGCTCAGACCACCAGGAATCTTCCCGTCGTTCTCAATGATGAACGCAATCAATGGTTCAGCATCAATCTTCGGGGCCAGTTCCGGGTACTTGCGTCGCTTCATGTTGTACGAATCGTACGCAGCTTGGCACTTCTCGCACCGGCACCCGTTCTTCTTGTACCCGTTGATGCCGTGGTATCTAGCTGTCTGTTTCGTTTCCATTCTTGTCCCCTATCTGTGCGGTCAACACCGCGATCTCTTTCCGCAACCTAATGTTCTCGCCACGGCGTTCTTCCAGTATTTCTTGGAGGGCATGAACGGTTCGTATGAGTGTGTCACGGTTCTCTGTCATACGCATCAACGATTCCTGTAGTTCCCGGATTGTTGCTTCGTGTTCCATCAGTACCCTGCCTCCACCAGCAAACCAATCAGCACCCGTGTCGGGAGGATGGCGTACCACTCACCAGGGTCGGTGGTGCCTCGCTTCTTGGCGATGACGGCCCCGGTGTCTGCTTTGGCGTTCACCATCTCAGCTTCGAGTTCTTTGATCCAGCCAGCCAAATCCATCTTGGCGTGGTTCTTCACCTCGAACACGATGGATCCGCACCCGGTGATGTCTCCTTTGTCGGCTGTGCCGTGCAACGCTCGACGTTCAGCGTACGGAAATCCATGCTCACGCAGGTATTTGACCACGGCTGTCTCGGCGGCGGTGCCTTTCGCCTTGGCTTTAGACATGACTGATCTTGTCCTGGACCATGACAAGCACCGTCTTCAACGCATCCACCTGCTGACGAATCGCCTGCACCTCGGCACGAATCTCCTCCAACGTGCGACCCATCGCCTGATGCTGCAACTGGTCAGCCTGATCCTTCAACCGGCGGTTTGACTCAATCGCGTTCAGTTCCATCCAACCCATCAGAACTGCTCCGGGCTGAACTCAACAATGTACGCATGACGCACCAAGTCACGAATCAACGTAGAACGCTTCACGCCACGGGCCTCGCACAGTTCCGCAATCTCCGCCAACTGGCGTGTCGTCATACGAATACCGACAATGTGAGATGACGCTTCCGATGCAGACGGGTCAACGGTTCTCTTGTTAGCCATGATCAGGCTCCCTTCATTTCCTTGAACGATGCCCGCAGACCGGCAAGGTCAGCTTCAATCAGCGGACGGTTTGCGTCGATGCCTGCGTGTGCGATGACATCAACAATGTTGAGACCGACGTTATCGCAGGCTGCCTTGAACTGGGCAATCTGTTCTTCGGTCAGTTCCTTTGTCGGGGATGCTTTCCCGGCGGGCTTTGCAGCGGGCTTAGCTGCGGGCCGTGGTGCTGGTGCCGGGGTGTGGTGGTCCAGGTCTTCCCATTCCTGCTTCGTCCACAGGCTGAGGCCGATACCGAAACGCATTGCCCCGTTGCGGAGCGCGTCACCGTACAGCACCTTGTCCAAGTCCATGCTGTTCGCTTTGGCTGTGCCGATAGCGAGACGTGCCTGCCCGAGCAGGGTCATCTCGAACCACATGGTGGCCATGTCGTTGACGATGTTGACTGCGGGGCGACCGTTCTCCCATGCGATGGGGACGAGTCGCCAGTGCGGGTCGACCTCGATGAGGATGCGGGTGATGTCAGCGTGACCCACGAAGGACAGGAAATTTCCGCCCTTGGGCAGTTTGCCGACGATCTTCGGGTCCGGCACCGCGTAGTTGTGCAGAACCTTCAACAGTTCTGCGGTTTCCTTGTTTTCCATTACTTGTCCCCTTTCAAAAGGAATGAGCGAGTCGTTGACTCTTTGATGAATTGCTTGGCCAGTTCCGGGTGTGCAACCTTGAACGCTTTGCTGTTGAAGGTTTCCCGTGTCTGTGTTTTCCAAGTCGCAACGGTTGTCCCGTTGAGAACTGCTGTGTCTGCGTCCCCGATCAGTTCGCAAATCTCTGCCTTGAGTTCTAGTTCAAGTGCGCGGTACGAGTCAAGTTCGTTTCGCACATGACGGTAACGGTTGAACAGTTCGGCGTGTTCGGGGTCGATGCGTGTCGTCTTCTCCAACGACTGCTGGTAGCGGGTAGCGACCGTTTCGTACGACCACTTCACACCGTCCGGGACCATGCCCAGCTCGATGCTGTTCAGCCAGGTTTCCACCGCTGCGATGTGTTCGTCCATTTCTGCCTGGGTGACGTGCTGGACATGGATGTGCAGAATCATGGACGGGTCGAACACGGCCCACAGGATTTGGTTCACGTCAGCGCAGATGGCCTGCTGGATTCCTTGGATGCGCCAATAGTCCGGCAGACGACCCTCCCACTTGCGGGTGGTGGTCTTGATTTCCAGCACCTTGCGAACCAGTTGTGTGTTGCCGTCCTCGTCCTGCATTTCAGCCTCAAAGAAACCGTCCAGGGTGGACACCATTCGTGCGCCGTTGTCCGAATCGGCTGCGAACATTTCGTCCGGGGTGTCAAACTTCAGGTTCAGTTTGTCGCTTGCCCATTCCAACACGAACGGTTCGAGACGGTTGCCGCGTTCCATCGCAGGGTTCGGTGGGATCGGGGTTGGTGCGATGTCACCGAGCAGTTCAGCTGCGTATGCGTCACGCTTCACGAACGGATGCAACCCGTAGATCGCGGCGACTGCTGAGGCGGACACACGCTTGTTGCCGTGGTCGTCCCGGAACCTGATGTTCAGCCAGTCTTGGCCGCCGTGTTCCGGCTTGTTGATGCGATACCTGTGTAGAGCCATCGGCCCCCTCCTTCGTTGTACGGTTAGGTACGGTACAGGTTAAACAGGGGGTGTGTCAAGGTCAGACACAGGGTTTTCTGTGAACGACACCACAGACATGGACCGAACCATCAAGCTGGGGATGTGGAACGGGTGGATTCCTTCCCCGTCGGTGATGGTTTGCCACACAGTGACGTGATCTTTCTTGCCTCCTGGCGTGTCAGCCGGTACGAGATAGCCGACCGTA